ATTTGCTGAAAACGGAATATTTACCGTAGCCGTATTTACATCAGTTGTTGCTGTATAAGACACACTGTTAAATGTGAAATTACAACTAGATGACGATACATGACTTATAGATGTGATAGTCCCAGTCACTGGGGGAGTAATGAATGCGGGAAATAAATCAGTATTTTGAGGAGATAATAATGTTATACCTATAGTGTGCTGCGAAATATTATCAACATACTGTTTATCAACAACAGCATAATCACTAGCAGAAGTACCTAAATGGGAGTTTAATACAACATCATCACTCCCCATACCTAGAGTTATTGTTCCTCCATTGGCTTCAATATGTAAATTGTCTCCACCATTAACAGGTCCCATAGTTACACCATCAGTAGGAGATACTTTAAGATCTGAAGCGACCCAGCCACCATTATTGTCTGATACATTAACAGTAAGTAAATCACCCTGTGATGGTTGTGTACGGTTATCAACATATTTTTTAGTAGTCAAATCATCATTAATAGTAGGATCCCACACAAAACTATTAGCTCTTGGTACTTCTATTTGAGTATATCCATAGTGCATTTTGATATTACCAAAGTTTCCATTCTCATCAGATACCCCAATTTCACCATAATAAACATCAGTAGATAATGTATCATGTCTATTATAAAATATCATCATCCTGTCTGGATATGTGGAATCATTCGGAGTTAATATAAAACCATAATTATTATAACCTTTGTGGATAATAGGATGAGTAGTGGCAATATTATCTTCTTGTAATGTGTCATCCCAAGAAGGTGTAGATACAGAATCATCAACATATTTTTTATCTATTAACGATGTATCATCTATCATAGGATTCCCTGTCATCAAGATTTGACTATCGGTTCTAAATTCTAACTCACCAAATGCTGATGTACCATTAGACTGAATCTTGAGACTTGCATTAGAAGGTTTTATAATAGAATCACCACTCATGTGTAATTCAACAAGATCAGTAATATTATAACCATTTGCACTATTGTCAACAGTCAAAACATCACCTAATCCTTGAGACGATACCTCAGTATGCATCCATTGCCCTTTTGTTACCGTACCATTACCAGATGTAACAAAATCTATATTACTAGTAGCATATTCATAATATAGATCACAATCAGTAACAGTGATTGTGTGGACATTAGAACCTGTATCTGTTTCAACACCTTTATCCGTAGTTGATAAAAAATTAGTAACATATATCGATGGAAGGTTTGACGGTGATAACGCACTTATTCCTAAATTTGAACCTGCGTTATTAAGTAATGTGATACCTCCAGCAAAAACAGTACTTTTATGAGAAGTTGGACTACATCCAACCGTCCACGTTGCACCCGTTCTATTACCAACACATAACGGATACCCATCAATGATAATATCTCCGTCATCAGGTCTAACATAATTATCACCAGGGTATGCCTTAGAGAAATTCATAAATCCTCTATACCCACTATTAATCAAATCTGATATAAGTTCACCCTGCCTAGCATATATAATAGTATCGGCATCAAATGAATAATTTGTTAAATATTTTTTTGTCACCACATCATAATCATCAACAATATCAGTAATATCACAATTTGGTAATCTCAAATTACCATTAGTATATAATTGCATCAAGATGTTAGGTGATACATTACCAGTAATTGATTGATTTAACTGCATACTAATATCATTGACAGGGGACTCTCCTACATTGATATTATTAACTCCAGCAGCATCCTTACCAAAAGAATATAAACTTCCTACCTGTAATTCTGTCCCTGTTTTGATAACATCACTAGAATATATTTTACCATCTGTTGTTATTGCTTCCAATGAGGTTCCTACCGCATCAGATACTGTAATAGTACCACTATATCCTGATGATGGTTGATAAGGATTTCCGTCTACAGGAGTTGGTCGTCCTTGAGCACCAACAGCTATCATATGATTATTAGGGTCATTTTCATCGTATGTGACTGTCCATTCTGTTCCTGTTTGAATGATCCAATAATCATGAGTATCATGTTTATATTTACTAGATGTTACTTTTATAAACTGCCCATTACAGTTACAATTACCTGTAGAATATGATATCATATCGACACCATCTAAAATGACATTATCAGTAGACGATGCACCCACGTGTATATCTAACTTACCACTAGAAAATCCTCCGCCCAATATCATTTGATTAGGATCAGTAATAGGCGACAATATATCATTAGTATACGACCATAATTCTGGAGAAATTTGAGTTGATAAATAATCTTTAGTTACCAATGTAGTTGCACTTGCGGCAGATATTGCAGCAATACTAGCATTAGGAGCATTAATAGTTCCATCAGTAACAATTTGAAGTTCCCCATCTGAATAATTTAAATCTTGGGATACTAACTTAAGATATGACGTATCATAATATATATATCCTGTTAATCCAGAATATGCTGGATCTGGATCCTGAATTTCTATATCTTTAAATGATGCCTCACCTGTTTTTTTAGTGTATGTATTTATATCTCCCATATCAGATTTATAATTAATATCACCAGTAACAGTATTATATGCTAATTGTTTATTATCAAGATCATTCATATCATCATGTTCAATATGTCTAATCTTTCTAAAACCTATTTGTTCGTTTGCCATTACACGACTCCATATTTATAAATATTTTTAACAATAGTATTTATATAAAATGAAAGAACCGTTCAAAATTAATCGAACGGTTCTTATACCTAACATCCTTGTGGATCATCTTCGCAAGGAGGATGGATACTATCTTGTATAATTATGGAATATCCATCAATCATATCTATCAGTTCTGTATCTGTAGCGAAATCATCTTGTATGATACAAGGATCTGGATTACATTCATTAATATAATCAACTCTAGGATACCCAAATATTCCAGTTTCATAATTAGTATATTCTGGGAAACCATAACCAGGATTAGGTGGACATTTTATATTATTAAATGGAGACAATTCTCCTTTATTTCTGAAAATATCAATAATATCTTTTCTATAAAAATCACTACCTATAGAGAATGGATATTCATATCCTTCATCAACAGAATCATAATGTAAATTAAATTGATTATTATATACACACGAAGGATATACCTCGTACCCTTCTCTATAAAAATTATTATAATCCGCAGATGTACCATTCAATGTATCATTAATGAAACTAATATACACATCATTATCATTTTCTATCTCTATCAAATTATTAGTCACAGTATCAACGATATTAAGATATTGAGTAATATGGTCTCTATTTTCCACACCAATACCTATATTATGATGTTTATACCCCATTCCTATCATTTCACTTTGGATAGAACAATAATATGATTTAAGATCATCTATATCATATGACGTTGTGAATGAACCTGAATCGTACACACCGCCATCTATTATTAATATATGAGAATCTGCATCGATATTTCTAGGTCCGATTTCATTTATAACATTTGGTGCTCCATTAGAAATAAATATATTTTGTTCTTCAAAATTATGAATATTATTATAATCGATAATTCCGCGTTCTATACTAGCATTAATTGCTATAGAATCATTGTTATTAGAAAATACACTAGTAGTAGTGAACGGATTGTATTCTATAATATTATTGATTATCGTATATTCTGAAGTACCACCTGTACCAGCGTATGGAATTACTATACATGTACTATTATTATCAGGCTCCATAATGTAAATAAAATTATTAGAAATTTTCATACCATTACCGTGTGATATATTTTGATCATATAACACACCCATAGATGCGTCACCTAATAATCCTATAACATTTTTATGTGTGATTATATGATCACATAATTTTGTAGCATAAACACACGTAAAACTTCCTGATACAGACATATCAGTAATAATATTTTTTTCTATAGTTATGTAATTGGATACATTAACTATAGATATACCGATACCTCGATAATCAATAGAAGGATCCACAAAATCATAAATAACGGTTTTTATCACATTATCTTCAATCACACACGATCTACTATTATCTATCCTAATACCATTACACGAATGTAAATTATCAGTAACGTGGGTATATATTGTAGAATTTTTGATATGAACATTGACAGTATCAACTACATCAATGATAGTTGCGTTATCAGGGCTATTGAATGCGGTATCTTTACCGAAAATGCAAGAATTAACTATAACTGAGTTTGTGTTGATACGCAAGCACACACCATTTCTGACATCTGTATCGAATTCTAAATTATTAATGGTAGAACCATTACCTAATAATGTCATCCCAGTACTATCGGGATTTGTGGAGATTATACCTCTATTACTATCACTCCAAGAAAATTCTGTTCCTGTGTAATAACTAGATATATGTACTGTGTGAAATATTGTAATATCCTCAGCACTATCATCTACAGGACCGCCTACAATAATATAATCACCATTATTAATAGAGACGTTATCTAATAATTCTTTAAAATTTGTAGCACCACTAGAAAACTGTAAAAAGTCTTTAGTGGGATCTGGTGATAAAAACCCGTTTATATAATATTTCATATTTGTTCCCATGTTGTCTTAAATCCATTATTAGAATTTATAGTACACCCTATAATATTAGTTGTTTTTGTTGCGTCATCTATCCATCTAGTTCTTTCGAAAATTATTTTACCTAGATTATTCCAAGTCACAAACATATTATACATATTTGTGACGAATAAATTACCAATACTATTAGATGTTCTATTATATATGACACCATCAGAGATAACACATCCTACAAGACTTACATTTTTATTTTTAGTTCCATAAAAATTAATAACCCAAGGACCATATAATGTAGAATCCCACGCATCGATCTCATAAAAATTATCATCATTAATAATGATGTTGCTTTCTGCCTCTCGATAGCCACGACAATGATAAATGTCCCTAAATTCTCCATCACCACCATCAGTAATTCTATCAACGAATTCAGAATATGTGAATGGAAGGTCTTCAGTACCATTAGATACCATACCACTTATAGTTTCATTAATATAATCAGCTTCCATTAAAATCTCACCAAAGCCACATTCGTAGGTTCCTTCTACCTTAACAGTCATAGAATTGAACTCACCAAAATTAGAATTATATAATGATATCCAAGCGTTATCACGTTTAGTTTTTCCATATATACGCATAGTAATATATGGAGTACCATCATAAGCTACCAGAGGGTCAAATTCTACTTTAACCCATATTCTTCGTAATGAATCACTACACGTTAAATCTTTATTACCAACGACACCATATTTACGTTTAACATATGTCAATACTGACGCATCATATATATTGATAGAATCTTGTATATAATCCCATTCTATATATGTTTCATTACCATCTATATTTAAATACATTCTAGGAGTACATGATATGTTTTTTCTAACAAACGAAAATTCTGTATTAAATTTTCCATATTTGATACCTGACATGATAATAGATTTATTAATACCAATAGCAACAAATTTATCATCAGAATCATCATGCCACAATGTTACAGGATTATACTCATTAAAAAAATCAGCATTCCACAAACCATTAATATGACCATCTTCGAAATCATCATAGAGACCATATGCCAGAGATATGTCCTTGTCGCTTTCATATTTAGCGTCAAAATCAACATAATACTCCGACCTATTAACTACATCAGTTATACGAACAGAAACATTCTCACTAAAGGAAATGCCATCTATCTTCATACCACTAACATTGATATCTACATCACCCACAATATTGTATGTGTATGGGATATTAATAACATCCCCATAATTCTGAATATTATCAATTGGAATATCCATATGATATGGAAATAATGGATCACCCCAAGTAACACCCATAGATACTATAGATGGTGTATCCTCTACTAAATTACTTATACGTAAATATAACGATGTTCCTATTTCAAATTCGTGAGTTGGTGTAGTGTCACTATCACTCAAATATGTATCAACTTCTACATGTCCAGGAGTTGTTACTATAAATTGAGTATAATTATCAGCAGGATTATCATACCAACCATTGAATGACTTTATATAAGACGAAACTTGACTTATTCCTCTGGAAGTAGCAGATACGGATACCGCACCACTAGTAGTATAATATTCATTGCTATCCACATCCCATACATATTCATTAAAAATATTATTAGTATCATACGTAGCACTAGTTGTATTAAATATATGTACATTATCATTTAGATTTGCATATCTAGGATCTGAATCTATTCTGTATGAAGGTAATTCTGGAAAATACAATGGTCCTATTCCATCTCGTTTACCAAACACATCTGTTAGTGAATTTGGGGTATTATAATAAAATGGTTTATCATCAGCAGTACCACGAACACCACCAATAGCAGAAGTGCCTATCCAGTCAGGAGACGTATATTGTAAATCATCTAATGTCAAAGGTAACACCCCAGCACTTAGCAATGACACCACAGGATAACTATATAAATTATCTGTCCAATCATCAGCATACTCAAATAAATTAACATAATATTGACCAGCAGGAGTATTCAATACTGTTATATAATCTGTAGAAAATATATTTTTATGTATAAATACAGTTATTCCACCCTTACCAAAATAATCATTATAATTATCTATTAAATACATTTCTCCTATATTAAAAAACATATTATTGACCATGACATAATTAGTATTACCATTGTATATATCACCACTATGCATTTCTTTAATACCAAATATAGACCCATCTATGGATGATCCAGACAACGACGGAACACCATAGTTCTTAGAATAAAATATATTATTATATAACTCGATATTAGACCCATATTCATATACACCGAATGCTATAGGCATTCCTGTTGATACCCCAGTACCATCACTAACAAATAAACAATTACTTAGTAATATTCTATTAAAATTAACATCCGATATAAAGTCATTAGATATACATCTAAATACTAATCCTCCAATAGGCACACCTGATGAATTAGACGCATCAAAACAATCACCTGTTTCCAACTGCATATTAGAAATACGTAATCCTACTCTATGAGTATTAATATATAACACACTATGTATTTGTGATCCTAAATTGGGAACAATATTTTCTAAAGGCAACGCCACGTCATTTAAATCTGTTTTCTGATGTATCTTTAATTTATACGGAGTATTATCTACCCAGCTAACAACATCAACAGTAATATATTCATCGGTGACAGAATTAAAATACATAACACCAGTCTCAACACGGAATGACCCAAAATCCTTAGTATATTCAATACTACCTTTTAGATAAAATGTTCGTGAACTTTCAGACGACATATTCAATCTATATCTGATATATAATGTGAATTGCTCGAAACTTAATGGATTTGATGTTGATCCTGTAGCAAAAGGATTTCCTATTTCACAAATAGGAGCACCATCACTATCAACATTTGATAGTGCGTCTGGTCCACTTAAATCAACATATATATTATTATAATCAGTCATTTAACATCCTATTGGTATCTAAATTCTAATTTATTTTTATCTAACTCTATCTGTACTATTTCTGATCCAAGAGTATAACCGCCTCTAATAAAATTACGATCATCATCATATTCCGCTCTGATATTACCATGAGTATCTAGCATATTAGTCATAATGAGATAATTAAGATCTCTATGAATAGCTTGCATTAATTTTCCGAAATCAGAATCTGTTAATGGATCTTTATACTTATATGAATTGTATACTTGATCCTCATCAGCATTCGGAGTTATACATTTTCCTAAAAATTTAGCATAATTAGGTTGATACTCTCCTGTGGGTGATGTGCAAGTATAATCATTACAATTTTCATCACAAGTTTGACCAGCAATTAATCCACAAAAATAATTATATAAAGGCGAGACAAAATTAACATAAAATGAACGTTCTGTTATAGAATTATTAATATCATATGAAAAACTTTCTGTGATCATTGTTTTGATATCTAATATATTAAATCCTCTAAATCCCGCAATTCTAGGATATGTATCAATGTTATCATTAGTACAATCTATAAACCCCCCAAGATAGCAATATATAGCGTGATTGATATAATCTATTATATCAGAAAACGTATCCGTACTATCAGGAGCAATATATTTATTAGCAATTCCATTAATCAAAGATTCTACATAATATTGATTAGATATACTACTAGGGTCTGTAAATAGTCCATTGTCTCCACCCTTAGGAATTATCTTAACATCAACATAAGACACGCCTGGATGTTTCTCAATAATTTCTATGATATTAGAAATATATATTTCAGTATTAAAATCTATATTAATATCAAACCATTCATACAATGAATTAAATATATCTACACGTACTTGATGTATATCAAATAAAGATTTAATAACAACAGAACCTAACAAATTAAACACATGAATGATAGGTGATATATAAATATTTTTAACACTTGTTTGTGATCTAGATTCTAAATCTTTAACAACATCTATAATTTTAGAATTCATAACACCTACATATGCTTCAGTAATCCATTCAACCTTATTAGGGAATGATTGTCCTTTTCCGTCATCATCTACTAATCCTATAATTTCACCCAAACCTTCTGAATTTGGTGAAGTATTAACAAACGATACGTAACACGGAGATGCTGTCGCATATATAGGATTATCATCGTCATTAAATGAAAACATAAATGACCCTTTTGTTGGATCTGTTTCATCCTCTACCCAAATACATAATTTAGGAGCTGTACCTGGATGACTTTGATCAAAAAATCTACCAATAAATGCTTTATTTCCGAAATTAAGATTGGTTCCTTGAGTACCTGTACTATCCTGATATCCTCTAGTATCTTCAAAATCAGCTAAAGCGTCATTTATAGCACTAGCTAGTGTATAATTATTAAAAGGTTGTCCTGTACCATCATCATCAGTTACTGGTATATCTACAGTTAACTCTGCCTTTTTATCAATATTATTAGCATAATCTAATTCATTACTAGTATAACTTATATACAGTTTAGCTTTCCCAGCACCATGATAAGTTTCCCAGATATCGTGACCAACACTAACCCCTACAGGATTACCTTTAATCATAGCATATTCTCTATTGCGTCTGTATCGATGTAGTTGATTAACTTGTTCTTGAGCTATAAAAATATTAAAATAACTTTGTGTTGGAAATGAATTAACATCATATTCAGTATCTAATACCACATTATTAATATCATTACCAGATTTAGCAGTAAATTCCACACCAGTTAAATTATACATACTAGCAACACAACTAAATAATACAGCATTAAACATTTTCCATAAAGCAAACACACCATATTTATCAGTTTCTTCTTGTTCTCCCCAAGCCACCGCATTTTTAATATTAATAGGAGTGGTTAAAGATTTTAAGTATGCCATATAATCTTGTTTAGTCACTAATCTATCTAGAGAGTAATATATTTTTGGTGCTGAATATTTAATAGAATCCATACTCTCTTCATTAGCACCACCAACAATATTACTATTTAATTCAAAACTAATAAGACCAGTGATATCAGTACCATTAGATGAATATATTTTTCCTGAAAAATCTACATTATCACCTTTAACACCAACAGTATTAGCATTTAGTCCTTCAGTAGATAAGTATTGCACAAATATATTATCTTTAGATGTTATCGCTCCCTTAGCAGCATATTTATCATCACCAAATAATAATTCTACAGTACTATCATTCGCAGTTCTAATTAAACACACATCTTTTGCCTTTGATGCCCCTGTAACAGGATCTATATCAAAATCAGCGGTCATATTTTCCCAGTTAAGAAGAGATTTTCTATCTATTTGGAATTCTCTAGCTTGTGTGTCATCTTTAGTTTCACCAACCCAAACTCGTGTAACATTACTATGAAATATATCTTTACTACCATATAGATCACTAAATGATTTATCTTCTATTTTATAAATTTGAAATGGTGAGTTTAATTGTGTGTTTGTTGTAGCATTAAATATTTTTTCTTTAACATCGCCTTGAATAATCACAATTGGATCAATAGTATCGTCACCACATTCAAATTCAGCCTTAAACGACTCTTTTTGAACTAACATCTCTTGATACATTTCTGTGGATATAGAAATTTTTAATGTATCCCATAACACAAAATTAAAACCATTAGATGAAAACTTAGATAACGTAGGAATCTGAATAATTCTATGAGCAACATTATTATTGAATGCACTTGAAAAGTCGCCTTCTAGTTTAACTTTCAATGTACTTTTTGCTGGTGATATTCTAGACATATCATAAGCAAACATTCTAGATAAACTAATAACAGAACTCTTTAATTGTGCTGTATCGAAGTAACATTCTTCAGCTCGTCTCTGTATATAATAATTATTGATATCTACTGTTCCAGCAAATATTTCTATAAGAGTCTGTCCTAAAGATGATTCTCTAAAGTTGTCGAATTTATGATTTGGTAATCCATCACGAGTTCGTAAAAAACGATCATATACCTGTTTCAGTATATCATCATATGTTAAACTAGTGTACTTTAATTTATTTTCATTCACTTTTACCACCAAATTTATGTATTAATTTCTTTATATTATTTATATAAATTGAAAAAGGATAACAATTTGTTATCCTTTAATAATCTATGATAATATGTATTATTGACTAACGACTTTCTTAAATTCTGCCAGAACATTTCTACGTTTTATTATATATGGTATAGTTATAGTTAATTTATTATTGTCGGCATCAACTACTATTGACATTTTATTTCGAATTATCATAACTCGGTCATCCCAGTATTCAATACTATCAGCAGTATCTACCATCAATTGTTCTAAATATCCAACATCCATATTATCGAAAATTCTTAAACTAAAATCTGAACCAAAACCAATATTAAATAATCTAGTACCTAATGGTGTAGATAATATAGTTTCGATACTTTGATTAATAACATCAACATTATATATTTCGCCAACACTCAATGTTTTATTATCAATGTCCATAGTCCATTTATCAGCATATTCTCGTAATGATTCCTGATTAAGCATAAGTTCCTCTTATTTTATTTGTACTTGATATTCTACACCATCAACTATTACAGTTTCATTAGTAGATTTAAAATTATCAGTAGCAGTTGTCCTATAAATACCACCACCAGAAATTTGAATAGAATCTACTAAATTACTCAACACATTCGGTTCTATTACATTGATATGGTCATATCTCATATTATATATGTAATTAGCTGAAGTTGTGTCATATGATATATTAGTAATCGCAGAAGTAGTCACATTATCGATATCTACCGCCACATTATGTATTGCTTGTAATAACGTATTATAATTACGTTCCAACTCATCCATTCGTTCCTTCATAGCAACCTCAGCATTAGCAATAACATAATTCAATATTTCTTTAGCAACAATCATAAACATTGCTTCTGTACCTGTGAATTTATCATCAATATATTCTGTCTGGAATATTGGATTGTCAGGAACACCTCTGCCACTGAAATTACTCACTTTAACATCTGCCGATAGTCCCATATCGGTATACTTGTTATTTAGATCTTCAGCATCGAACGGGTATAGATTTTCACGGCTTTCAACCTTACCATCATTACCAAAATTAACCCAAGCATTATTATTAGTTACTTTTTTCAAAGCAGACATTATATTGTCGTATAGTTCATCATCTTTATTTATCAACATCTATATATCCTCTTTATTATAAACCTGGAGCACACTTTTGTCCATTCAAAATAATACCCATCAGAGGACACACGCCACCAGGGGCAGCAATATATGGTCCTTGTCCGTTAGGTATAGTGAAACTACCATCATCAGTTAAGAATCCTGTAGGGTGTTCTGTATCAACATTACCAGTAACAGCACTAATATGTATTCCTGTACTATCTACAGTAACAGTATTACCACTAAAATGCTCAATAACAATAGCATCATTTTGCATATTTATAGTATTACCATTAGGTTGGGATATATCTATCTCCCCATCATCAAAATATATTTTAGAACCGCCAGCGTGTTCAAACACAGCACTTCTATTAACTAAATTGATTTCTGCTTTATCTCCATTATCTGTTTCAAAAAATATTAAATTATTAGGATAATTAACATCTTTATTAGTTGGTAGTTGATTTTTATTCAGAACCTTAGTACTGTATATAGGTAAATTAATTTCACCTGAATCAAATCTAACAGACACCATAGTACCAATACGAGGAACAATAAATGATCCTTTTAAACTACCTACAAACGAAAATTCAGGAATAGCCCATGGTAATTGATTTGTAGGTATATGTTCATCAAATACAGAATACACCATAATACGACATCTTCCTAATTTCTCAGGATCCATATTATCAACTACACGACCAACATACATATTACCTTCGTCGCCTTCATAATTATATCTATCTAGAAAATCATTTAATATAAAATTTATATCAGATGATAAATCTTGTTTGATATTAACTGTATGGTCCATTGTACTACTCATTACATCACCTTTGGATTAATATAGTTAGAAACATTTTTATTTATTCCACCACGACAAAGTAGTATACGTTTAGCATATCCAACTTGACTCATCAAGTTATGGGTTATTGTAGCAACTACATAATCTCCAGAGTATGGTTCCGCTATACCATCACCTAATGTTGATGATAAATTTAAATCCACTTTATCAAATAGTGTAACTTCAGTTGAAGTATTTATATTTAATGCTATAGTGTTAGAAAATATATTATATCTCAGATACTCATTCTGAACTTTACCCTTATATATTGTATTCTGTAATCGTTTATCTACAACTATACCAACATTATTACTAAATACAGGTAATCCATCATAAGAAATATCTCTATTAACAAAATCTGTTGTTTCTTTATACGAATCTATTTCTTCTGTAATATAATCAATACCATTATAATATGCATACCACCCACCATAACTAGATATATTATTATAAATTTCTGTAACATTCAAAATATCATAACTATCATAATACATATATAACGCATCATCAGGAAGTAATACAGGATTTTGAACTCTTTCTCTATTTAATACCGCATTAAATTTAGGAGGCATAGCATTTTTAATATTATATGACGTGTAATTCATAGTACCATTTAAAGATGTATACACAAACACACCATCATTAGGAATATATGATCTACTCGATACATGTTTTAAAAATTGATAATTATTACTATTTTGGTGCCACGTAATATTGTCTACTCCTGAAATATCATTTTTGAATTTTAATCCCATTTTATTAGAAATTATACGAATAACAGAATCTGACGACCCTGTATATGCATTTCTTGAGAATGGAGCAAACGTGTTATTTGATGCCAGGTATCCAACTAAACTAAATATATTAGAAGTATTACCATATGAATCTGATATAGCTTTAAACGAACTAATAATGAACGCAGCATGAACTTCATTACCTTCGATACCTAAATCATTATTAAATGTGAGATGTATCACATCTTTATCCATTATAGGATGTAAATCTAAAAACCCACCATTATCAGTGAGTGTCATTTCTAATTTAGGCAATAACGTAATAATACTCTCAGTCACCGTCACGCTTAAAATATTTTCCATATTGATAACAAACGCAGTTTCTGGTGTAGGGAGAGTATCTTTATCATGATTCATCATAACACTTAATTGATAGTCTTGGGATAATGCCATTATGTTCTTCTCATTCTTTTAATTGCCGCATAATAATTTTCAATATCCACTAAATCTGGAACAACAATATCGTCACCTATACTCATATCATTCCACACATCATCGATTTGATTAACCTTACACAAAATCCACCAATATTTACTAGAATTATATATTCTATATGATAATATATCGGGTCTACCAATATCACCATATTGTATAGTATTAAATGATACAGGTTTAGTTAGCATGAACAAATCCCAACCACTCAATAATAAATCCCATTCTAAATTATCAGTCGCATTTTGCGTTTTATCTAAAAATGTAGTTCTATCAAATTTATTAAATAACATATTATATCCTACTAATTAGGTGTTTTAGGTGTCTTTTTCTTTTTTACGGGAATTTTATCGGTATTAGATTCGATAACTTCACCATTAGAAATAATACTAACAGTACCTACGTTCTTTGTACCTTCCATACCTGTACTATTAATACCATTTATGATTCTTCTAGTAGTCAATGTTAAATCTATATCAACATACAAAGGACCATTAATTGTATTCTCCTGAGAAAATGTAAAATTAATATCCGTTAATACCATATCTTCATGATGAAAGATTCTCCCGATATCCACTTTTAATGGTGGAGGTGATACTTTTAATGAAAATGCATCAGAGATACCTTCTAAATATTCATCAGCAGCAGCTAATGCTATTTGGAATGAATTTTCTGCCACAAGTTTAGCAGCAGCACCTACTTTTGGTAATCCTGATTTATCATTAAAATCTTTTTGGTCTTGTTCCGCACGAGATATAGAACCCGTATTTAATGTTTCGATACCTTTATCTATTGTGCCTTCGAACGATTTAAGTTTCTCTTCAAACGTGCCTGTCATAGCAGTACAGAACATTAATAATAATCTAGTAGCTAATAATGGTAAACCATCTCCATTCACATCAATTATTCTCATTTTAGGAGTAACAGTTAAGTATCCACTTCTCTTCCAGTATTTTTTACTTTTATATACAGCACCCATTTCTCCACCACCAGCAGCAACAAACACATCACCCAGTATACCTAAATTTATTAATGACAAAGGAGTTTGGATAGTTTCCCATTCAGAACTAAGACTATATGAAAATTCATTAGTCATAACACCAGTAATAATTTTATTCATCTCCGCAAATTTTTCTTTAATAAGATCGTCATCTTGTGCTCTATTCCACGCGGACCATTTAGAAAGATTAGGTCTGATAGTTATTAAATTAAAGCCTAACGCAGAACCATAAGCATTATAACCAACTTGTCCATTTTTAACAACGTTCCATATATTTTTATCTATTACACTATTATTTAAATTCATAAATTACCTCTTGGACTTCCTAAATTTGCAGGAGCAGGTCTATTAGTTGGCATCTTTATATTATCCTTCATTTGTTTACCGAAAGCGGCAGCTAAATTCTCTATATCTTGAGGCATCAATACCACGCTTATAGGCGAATTATTCTGGGGCTTCCTACCAATACTTCCTTGAGGTAGATTTGTGTCAGATAATCCAGCAGAACTTATAGGCATAGGAGTTAACGCATCTGCCTCAGTAACTTCAGGACTATCACTAGACATCCCAACACCTGATTGAATTTTAGCATATTCAAGACCTTTAGGTTCAATGTGCCACGTTTCCCAACCTTTTTTTCCTTTTTTAACAGGTCTATGGAAGTTCCACTTATCTAGTAATCCTAAATCAGCCATTTCATTGGCTTCTCTAGAATTAATATCTAACGCGTATCCATAATTATGCATTGATTTTCCTGGATTAGCCACAGGTGCGGGATGTTTTCCTGCTGCTAAATCTTTTCGATATTGTTTATATAATTTACGTTGATATTCTACATCCCTATAGCCAGAATTAATTTGTACTCGTCTATTAGGTTTGAGTGAATGATATTCATTGACCATTCCTGTGAAGTTGTGCCAAACGTCTGAACGTATACCCTTCAAATTAATAGAATCCTTAGCTTTATAATACGCATCATCAGAGGGTGGTCTGTCACCAGATGGGTTAGATGGATCATAATTATCACTAAACACATCAGCTATAGATGGCATACCTGTGGTAGAAATAGACCTTGGTTTAGTACCATAACTAGTTATAGAATCTGCTTCTTCTATTTCTGCCGCATCAATATATTGATCAAACAATTCTTCATCAGCTATAGTATTGGCAGAAACTCCATTCTTTTTTCTGTATTTTATATATGCTTTTTGTTGCTTAGGAGTTAATGCTGAAATACGTCTACTTAATTTTGCTGATTGCTTCTTAGCTAATCCTGCATTATTTTTACGTTTTTTGATATCTCCACTCAATTTACCTTTGATGAATGGCATTTTATTTAATGCCACCATGAATCCTATAAACATTCTAGAAAACTTATCACCAATAAATTTTCCTAAATCCATAAGGTTCTCACCTAAGCCTTTAAATCCTCCCATAATTTTATCGCCAAATGAAGAAAATTTATCACCAATTCCAGTAAATGTTTTTTCCATCCACGGGAATTTTTTCTCTAAATAATCTTTAATCTTTCCAGCAAAATCTAACGCTTTTACTATAAGAAATGCTGTACGTATCCATTTAAACCAATTAGTAGTTTTCTTATTATGTTCTCGTTGATCATCCATCATTGTAGCTATTTGAGAACTAATTAATGATAATTGAATAACAGTTTCAGTACCAGTATCTTCTTTTTTAAAAGAAGATGCCTTTACTGCTGTTTTAACAGAAGATTTATCTAATCCTGTTTTTTGAGACAAATATTTATTCTGATCTTTCTTTTCTTTATCTAGATCTCTACTACTTTTGCGTGTTGTTGATGTACGACGTTTAGTTTCTTTAGTCTCACGTGCAGCAGGTTTATATTTAGTAGATTTTAATATATCTTTTATATATTTATCACCTTTAGAACCTGTTTGTTTAGCCAACACTTTCAGCATATTTTCTTGAAGTTTAACTAATGTAGTAACGTGTTTATCTATGGACGCAACACTTTTGTCCATAGATTTTATAGTAGACAACTGTTGTTTCTGAATTGTCAATACTGCGTTCATACTAGTCTGTAATACAGAACTAATACCACCCACAGTATCTTTAATCTGATCATTGTTACCTTTAATAAATTGGTCTACACGTACACCATTTAAAAATTCATTATCTTTAGCCATTCATCATCCACGGTTAGCTGGTTTATTATCTGTAGAATTCATCTGTGCTATATTAGCTCCTAAATTAGAAATAGACATTCTACCTTTTTGTGCTTGCATTTCATCACTCTCGCGTTTACGTTCTTCAACCAAACGTTCAAATAACCAAACAAATTCATAATATTCCATTTGATTATACTCAAATGGAATATTAAGAGCATAGCTCATTTGAAATTCTAATTCCAGAACATCATTTAGTTTTAGTTCTGGGAAGAAAGAAATCGGGCTGAAAGGTAATCCCTAACTGGGATTCACCTCCACACTCTTCACAAGTCACATTCATAAATGGTTTAATACCAACAGTAGTATCTTGAAGTCTTGTAGTTAGTGCGGCAAAATCGCCTGGATTCATATCTAATACATAGTTATATTTCTTTAAAGGATCCATGGCAACACCATTAACTAGTTCAATCATAAACGATAATGCCAATAGTTCGTCATCAATTCCGTCACCAGAATTATCAAACAATGAGCTATATCTATTAATGAATGAAGTTGTTGCTATTTCATCTTTAATCTGTAGCAATTTAACTTTAATAGTATCACCACTACTTAATTTAATAATCTCATCTGGATCGTAATCATCTGATAGATAATCGATCTCAATATTATCAATATCAAAATGATATGATGATTCTTTATCACACAAATTACACGTAAATCCAACTACATAATTATTATCTCTAAAAGAATTGGCTCTTAGCCATAATAATAAATACATTTTATCTGCTGAATATATTTCATTAACATCTATACCACGAACACATTTACGTAATATATCATTAACAACGCTATCAGCGTTATACTCATTGATTGATGTTAATTTTTTAATCTCTAAAACTTTTAACGGTCTTGCTGTAATTTGTGTTCCTTCAGGATATAATCTATACTTAGTTGGTATATCAATTATATCCCAGTAGTTTACATTAGTATCTGGTTTAATATTAACACCAATATTATCAACAGTATTGGCATCATTAATTGTTGGTACATTACCAACAGGTTGTTGCTGTTGTGCTTGTGCTTGCATTTCTGCCATCAATTTCATCATTTTTTGTTCTGATTCTATTGACGGATCCACAGAATCATTAACATCTTCCATTTTCATAAATAATTTCCTCTATTTTAATAAACATATTTCTATTTAAATGAATTTTTACTAAACTTAAACGAGCGTTGTTTTCCTAACGTACGCTCTTGATTTCTCTCACTTATTAAATGGTCTGTACCAAATGTAAGAGAATATTTAATTGCGTCATTAGAATCATATGTAAGCGATAACGAATCATATCCTAGAAAAAATATATCTTTAGCTATATATATATTTATAGGATTTTTCATGCTATCCATTATGTATATATACATATCACCAATCCTGCTATCAACAGGAGCAACGTGTAATCCATCCTTAGTGACAGTCTCTGTGAGATGTCTAATAAAATCACCAACACTACCATATATATCTTCTTCTAATGTTACTTTAATATCTAACGGCTGTTCTTTATTAAGAACAGGGAACGAATACTGTGTTGCTCCGTAATTAATACTAGATCTACTAAAAGAATACGTAGGTATATCTACCCCTATAATATTCATAGAGAATATATCAGCTTCCAAATTCATATGTTTTTCATTAAAAACAAATTCAACGAAAAAATTATAAGAATTTATTATACTTTTATACTCGTGAAACAGTCTTATATCACCCGAACGTTCTTTACTAAACACAGTATCCTCCCTTAATAATTACACCGCAGTAGTATCTGGAAATAACGTCCAATAATCATATTGGAAAGTTACATCATATTTAACTGCTTCGTTACCATCGTAACTCATACTAGCTTCACCAACATTTTGAACCCATGCATTATGAAATCTAATTTGTTTAACTAGAGGAATACCCGCATAATTATATAAAATTAAATACATATCCTTAGTTAAATTACGTTTTAAAGGACGCTTAGATTTACCAGCAGTAATTGGACTGGCTGGGTTGATATTGAAAATATTTTGTTGCCATTCATAAAAAATTCTCTGAATTGCCATATCCTCAGTATCTTCAAATTGTACTGTTATCGTGCCACCACCTGGATCAGCTTTACCAGGAAAGTACTGACGTGTTCCCATGAAATTAGATTGTATAGCCTCATTTGAACGTTGAGGTATCGAAATACTTCTACAACGAACTAATAAATCCTCAGCATCTAGTAATGCTGATGGAGCTACACCAATAATACCTGGCACAAACAATTGCCACATAAAGTTACGTTGTACGTCAGGATATTTAAATGCACGACCATTAATCGTGAAGTTCGCAGGGTTCACAGACCCTAATACATCACTTAAAGCCATTATTTACTCCTTAATTTAAATAATAAGTATAACACTCATTATTATTTATATAAATTCAAAAGAAAAATGGGACGATCATAAGACCATCCCATTTAATAAAAACTATATATCTATTCAGTTATGCGTATTTTAATTTAACATCACTAAAACTAACTCCTGTACGAGTAATGACAGTGGTGAATTGGATAAATTCAATAGTTTTAGTAGGTTGAACATAAATATCAACATTTAATTGATTAGCATCTATAACATCTGGTGTGTTATTACTTTCGTCACAAACAACATCGTAACTATATAATCCATCAGAAGCCAAAATACCTGCTAAGAAATTATCAATTAAAGTAAATACTCTTAAACGAGTTTGCTGAGTGTTATTCTCAAATAAGAATTGATTTAGAGTTCGTTCTATATTAGTCTCAATATAAATAAGATTACGTCTAACATTAATTCTATCTAAAGCAGAATGCTTTAATTGTGCTGTTTTTTGTCCATCCATAATGAAACCTGTTCCTCTGATATATTTAACAGAGTTTATGTTTCTATCATACATTAAACCAATTTGATCTTGATTATATAATCTATTTTGATCAAGTATTGATAATACCCCTCGTGTAGTTCCCGCAGGAGCATACCAAGGTTCAGCAATATTATCAACTCTAGCCATCAATGACGCACCATATATTGAATTAGGAATATATACTTCTTTATCATTATACTTATCATAGATTTTGGCATAACCAGAATATAACGCCACGTAAGATGGATTAGGATATCCATATTTCTCATCATTAATGATCACCATAGGATCGGTCTCACCCACAGTACCAACTTGACTAGCGACAATACAATCTTTACGATCATAACAAACTTTAGCAGCTTCTAATTTATGAACATCATTCTCATATGGATTGATTAATATATTCACTGGAAGTTCTTCTCTGTTTCCGAATAATTGCCAGAAATCAGCATCAGAAGCACTACCACCAGTAGTCATAGTAAAATCACCACCCGATAATGTAGCAAATGTTCCACTAGTCTCATATGCATCACGTCTCACATATACTCCACCTGTATCACGCCAAGTTGGTGTTGTAGCACTAACACCTGTGAAATCCCAACTAGCACTTAAACTGAGAGTTTTGTCTATATACGATCTAACATAAATATATCGCGACACACCATTAAGTACTTTTTCTATAAATAAATCATTACCATCGGAATCTTTCTGATGTTGTGTTGATCCATAAAAAATTTCTGATGGCGAAATTCTTAAAATACCATGTTGCTTATCTTGAGCGTTAGCGTAAAGCTCATCCCACTCTTTATCATCTGGTTTAACATATACAGAAACTTTAATAACATCACTAGCGATAGGGAAGTATTTTTTTACTTTAGTGTCTCCACCGCCATATTGCCCACCACTAGTCACCCATACTTCAGGAACTTTAAGTCCTGCTGATGTAAGATTATAATCTGGTGTAAATACCTGATCGTTAGTAGGTATAAACGCTGATGTAGCAAAACTTGATGTTGGATATTCATCATAGCTATATAACCAATCAGAATATGGATTTAACGTTTCAACTGTAACAGCAATATTATCATTATCTTTACCTGGTCCTATAGCACCAAAAAGTAATGGACGAGATGATGTTTTATTTTCCCATACAGAAATTCTATCTCTTGTATCAAAAACTTCTAAGTCCGATACTTTAGTGGGTGTTTGTCCACTAGCAGGAATAACTGATTTACCTTCAGTATTAATTTCCACGTATCCATATTTATCGTTACCTGTATCATCATCATCATATGCTCTAAACACAAACAATGATTGAGATTCACTTAAAAATTGAATAGCACCGTATGATCCATAACCCAATTCTGGAGTTAATCTGCCTACTGGGGAATTATCAGTTCCACTAACAAAGTAAGGTTCACCGAATGTATCTATATATTCTTTATCGTTTTGTATCAGAACAGGTCTTGAAACTGGACCTTTTTTTGCTCTAACAACAGTACCACCATTAGAAATACCTTGAGCGATTAAAATTTCACTTAAATCTATTTCCTTGCGGTATACTCCAGGAGCTGAGTATCCTGCCATAATTTTCCTCCGTATATTATATCATGAAATGTATTCTACACTATTATTTATATATTTTTTAATTAATCAGGTAGATACATTATAGGACCACTATTAGTTAAATCATATTGCTTATCTAAAGTACGAACCTCTAGATTAGCACTATCGAAATAATCAGTGGTTATGAAGTATAATGCCCATAATAAAGAAGTAACACAATCATCGTGAGTTTTTTGTGTTTCACCCTTCCATACATTAGGTCGTATTTCCACATAACGTGATAATTCAGAAATAGTATCGAAATCTCTAATATTTAATTTTTTTTCATTAGCATATCTTCTTAATAACAGATGTGCCTCTAATTTACTTTTTCGTGTTGAACGTACTCCTAATCCATTAGGATCTAAATTTATAATATTATCAAATTCATATTCATACCACATCGTACTTAATAACGATTCACCGATATCATTATTCTCTACCATTAATGGTGCGTCATAATATTGTGAAATACCTATACACACCTGGGCAAAATCATGAGTATCTATAGTATTACATCTATATACAGCAACTTGGTCTATTTTTTCCTCAGAATATATTCTAAGAACTTGAACTACACTGTAATCATTACCTGTACCTTTTGCGGTATCAACTCCTAAAATATACATAGCACCAGAAACAGGACGTTCGTATATTCCAAACACACCATTCCATTTATATTCTATTGGTTTTTCTAAATTTAGTCGTTTTAATATATCACCATCAATCAATGTAGTAGAACTACCAAGAAACTTATTACCGTATTCCTGTTCAAATCTTCTGATATCATTATTTAATCGTCTAAGTTCTCTACGTTTCCATTCATCATCTCTATCAGGGTGTTCCCACCAGTTAACTTCAATAGGATAATATGCGTTGTCATTTCTAACAGCACCAGACCAGAATTCGTAAAAGTGATTTAATCCTAATGGTGTAGATACAATAATAACCTTACCACCTGTAGATACTGTAGGTAAACTCGCAGTAATAAACTCTTCAGCCACATGGGGTTTTACTTTAGCAAACTCATCAAGATATAACATCGATACAGTTTCACCAGAAATTGAGTCTGATGATGTAGTGGCTGCTATAAGTTTCATACCGTTTTCTAATTCTAATGTTTTCTCATTCCACGATACAATACCCTGCTGTAGCCATAATGGTAATTTTTTATAGGCTGTTTTTATACGTCTAAGAACTTCTTTAGCAGCACTTTCTTTGTTAGCTAATATAGCAACAACTAAATCTTTATTAAATAACATATAATGTAATAAAAATATTGATGACATTGTGCTATTGTGTGATAACATACCATCACTGAAAAATGTGTGACCATCCGAATCTACACTAACATCATACATATGCTCTGGTTCTATATCTAAGTGTGTGACACTTATTATCGCTTCAGTACCTGTGTTGGTCTTAACTAAATCACCAACACACAAATCTTCTACAAATACCTCTTCACTATTATCACGTATTAAAATATGTTTATCTGCACACTTCAAACTATGATTTTCTGACTTAACTTCCCATACATCATATTTAATCGTTTTATGTACGTGGGTGAGAGGTTCCCACCCAGTATCTGATAAAATTTCATAATTATGAAGTTCTCTAGTCTCTATTACCTCAGCCATCATCACCCCTTATAAACTCTAAACATTGACATATAACTTTTTCCTTATCGTCATTATAATCTTTTTCAGAAACGTGATATATAGATATGTATGGACACGCATCAATAATCTCTTTATCTCTATCTTCGTCTCTAGTTCTATTACCTCTACCAACTTCACCATGCCAATATGTACCATCAAATTCGATGCATTTATGGTTATCTAGTATATAAAAATCCAACATTCTGTGCGTGACATTAGTATTAACTCTATATTCTTTATTAACACCCTCATCAACCCTAACACCGTCCACCAATGTAGCAAAATATATATCATCATAATCATCTTTAATTATGTCATATATACTCCAAAATAAGTCCTGACTAATTTTGGAGTAATTCATTTTAGGAAAAGATTTCAGCCACTTCTCTTGACGTTTGTTAAATACAGTAATACCTTCATCCTCACCATACTTATCTATACATATTTTCTTACTAAAGGTAGACTGTCTTTTTGATAATTGCACTTCAGCTTCTTGTTTGGTGTATCCTTTATGTATCCAATATTCTATTTTAGAATTCAAATATGACGGATTATTTTCTATTGCCTTTTTAATACCTTCAGAAGATTTTTCTAGCCTATTAGCATGTTCGTTATGCCATAGAACATTACAATCACTATTATAACAAAATTTCATATATCCCTCACTAAAACGATCTTTAACGAGTTTCAATCTCTTGCCACAGTGTTTACAATGTCCCTCATCATCATTTTTGATATATGTATCATAATATTCTAACCTATCATCAACGTCCATATGATGTGTTGATGTTAAATGACGTTGCAACCCACCTAAAGTAGCGTAACGTTTACCACATAATTCACATACAACATTTAAATCATCAGAATGTTGTTCTCTAGTATGTCTTCGTAACGACGACATATTTTTATACTCTTTACCACAAACATCGCAAATATACGACATAATCAACCACCCGTTTTTAATTATTTATATTAACATAAAATCAATTTTCTTCTTCAGCCATACCAAACAACTCAGAACCCGAAACTTGCATTATTTCACCGCTTAAAACGTCTCTAACGGTCAATTTAACGTCCTTAAAAAAACATTTACCCATTTGTCGCGGCATTAACACAATAGCATTTTCTCTCTCATCATATTCTTCTGAACTGAATATTTTAAGAGCTTTTTTTTGATAATCGAATAACTTAACTAAGTGCATACCTTTTTTATTACTTTTAATATACACATAGTGTTCAGCAAAATATATAGGATCAAACGCACATCTCATAAACTCTTGCTGTTGTTCTTTCGTAACCTCGTACTGTTCTTTAACGCCTCTTAGGTTTTCGTGTCCTAAAAACATAATATACTTCCTTTATAAAAAAATACCATAAAAATTATAAACTTAAATCTTCAGTAATTTCAAAATCAGCATCTAATGTTTCTATTTCACTATTATTTTTAGCATCCATAAACATATTTAGCATATCAGTTGAATTCATTACCATCTTATGTTCTTCTTTAACTTCATCAAGATTTTGTTTTTTATTCTCTATAATGAATTTAGCAACCGCCTCATTTAATTGACGCAGCTCTTTATATTGAGATGTAATAGCGTTTAGTAATGAAGCATACACCTCATACATTCTAGGAGCAGAACCAATTTTAATATCTTTTTCTAGTGTATTGAGAACACGTTTACTAGATAGGATTAATGATTTTATTTCGTGTGTTAAAAAATCAACATCACGTATTTTAGCAACCATTAATTGATTTTGTAGATCATCTTTTTTGAGATCTATTTCATGGATTTCAGATTCAATAAGTTCAAAAGCGTCAGTTGATTGTTGTTTTATATCTGAAATTTTAGAAGCACTTTTAAATGAGTTATTAAACTCTTCATCTAATTTTTTTTCTGTTAATTCTTCTTCATAATCTGTGTCTAACGCATCACTAAGATTATGGAATGTTTTCTTCATACTTTGTCTTTCAACGTGCGGATTAGAATCCATAATAAACCACCTTAAATAATTATTTCTTTATACCAATTAAATTCTTTATCACCGTCATTATAATAACCACTAGTAAAGAATTCATCAGAATTAGGAATAGCACTTAAATCAATAGGAACACCACCAGAAGTTATATATCCTGATGTACTAAATCCTTCTAACATCAATCCAGTAGAACCATTAATATATTTAGAATTAATGGTATCAATAACATCACTAGTAATAAATGGTCTATACATAAACCCTTTTACTGTAATATTCATAGTACAATTAACAAATCTAGTTGTTGTAGGATCTTCATCATCAATGAAATCTGGATTAATTCCATCTAATGTTACAGGAAGATCTCGTTCTATATTTAAAAATGAAAATTCTTTAACCCTTAACATAAGAGAAGGGTTGAAGTATGGAAGAATATTCTCTAATATTTGAGACAAATAATCCATTGAATCATTTTTAATATGTAATACAAAATTGAAATTGTATGGTGTTGGTTGGTAATCAGATATTATTCTATTGGTTTCAGATTCAGAAAGATTCAATGTCTCTTTCATCCAATGTCTCCATTCGTTAGCACCTGTAGCTCTTTCAGGATCATAAGCAATACCATTAAGAACAAGTGCCATTCTAGGAATTTGTATATAATATCGTTGATTATGTTCAACACCATCAGAATCATAATAATGATTTTCAGTTCTATCCTGATGATATTTTTCAACTGGTCCGAATGTTATAGGAACAAATTTCTCACCAACAGGATTATTATTACTGTCATATTTAACTACCCTAATATCATTAAACATATCGATAAGGGCTATAGTGATTGCTCGTATAGTTCTAGGATAGTAATACTTAATCATTATTTTTCCTCTTTTTCCTCTTCGTCAGAAGTTTCATCATCAACAGGTTCTTCTTCTGTTGGTTCTTGACCAACATTAGCTGTCTCTGCTTCTTTTTCTGCATCTAATTTGCCAGCATTATACATGAAATCTGATGACGGTTTAGCGTCATCTTCACTATCATTATAATCAACATCGTATCCTGTATAGCTATCTGGAAGCTCATCGGCTCTTTCGGCATCACTACCTACCTGAGGTCCCTCATCATCCATACTATGTTTTTCGTTATTGATTCTTATTGTATTTTCATCATATCCCATGTTATCTAGCTTTTCTATTATCCATTCTAGTAACGGAATAGAACCTGGATTATCTTCATCATATTCAAGTTTAACATCAGCATACACCTCATCATAATGATAAGGTGCTGATAATGCGTCTATTGGTTGTCCGTCTAATGTTTTAATAGAGATTTTAGCAATTTCTTTACCATCAGACTCAACAGAAAACGAATACGCGTTTTCCTCATCAAAATCTACAGGAACTAAACTATATTTAGAATCTTCAGTTCCCTCATAAATATATAATTCTAATGTATCTAAAAATCTCATAGGACCTCCAAATTAATCTTCTACATATGGATCTGAATCTAATTCCATTTCACTAGATTCTAGCTCGTCTTCTTCTGTTGCTGGTAACATATCACCAGATTCTTCATCATCTAATAGATCATCAGGAATTCCATCCTCATCTTTATCATTAGTTAAAAGAAAGTCCTTCAACATTTTGAATACGATAGTTTCTGCCTCATCTTCAGACATACCTAATTCATCGATAGCAAACTCTTTAAAACGCTCGTCATTAAGATCATCAATAGTTCTGATGAAATCAGCTAACTTTGTTTTATTTTCATTATCTTTTTGAAGAATTACTAACTCTTCTTGCTCTTTCATATATTGCATTAGTGACATACTAATCTCCTTATATTAAAAATTTAACCTACAAAAAAATCTATAGGCTCAGATTCTTTCCGAATCCATTCTAGATATTTATCTTCTTCTTCATAACCCTTATTCATGAGTTCAAACCCACTCATAGTTATTCCATCAGGAAGAGTTATTTGATATTTACCCAAATGTCTTCCCCATTGTATTAATGTCCTAGCCACTGCCAATTTCTTAACTAGTGGATGATTATATAATTTTTCAGCATCAGCTCGTCTATATAACCCAACAGTACCAATCATACACTCATCAGGTGTGGGTGTGATAATCAATACCTCTCTAGCACTATTGTATTTAATAGTAAAATGTTTACCGAACATCATCTTAGCTTGCTCTAACCATTGCATAGTGATCTGATAATTGCTTAAAATCATTCCACTACCACCACCAATACCATATGAATTTCCTGGTCCTCCTGGATAATTACCATTAACTACCCAATCGTTATATAACAAAAAATTCATAGGAGAAAATAATGTATTAATTCCACCTAAACCATCAGATAACTGTATATCATATGCCGCCTCAATATTACTACCCTTAACAGAGTATTCACTGATACCAGCAGAAACTAATAGTGTTGTATATTCTAAATCTGTTCCATCACCATAATTATATCTAGTGAAATCTTGAACTGTATCATATATAATAACATCAACTTGTGAAGGGTCTACCTCTACGTTAGTTACTGGATAACCTAAACGTGTAAATATATACTCACGAAATTCGTCTAGAGTTTGAGGGCTTGATACACTCATAATTAATCCTCTTTTTTAGTTTTAGTCTTCTTCTTTGTAGTAGATGACTTTTTCTTTTTTGTAGTTGTTTTCTTAGTGGCTGACTTTTTCTTTTTGGGAGTCGCCTTTTTTGTCGTAGATGACTTTTTCTTTGTAGTTTTTGGTTTATCTTCTTTAGACTCTTTGACTGATGCCGAAGTATCTATAGAATTAATCAAAACATCCAAATCAATATCAACAACAGAAGAATTATCTTCTTGTGACTCGATAACAGGTTCTTCTAGTTTAGGTTCTTCAACTTTACGCTTAATATTACCCCTACGTGCGTATCGTTTACCCTTACTATCATATTTATCTTTTCTAGGAGGTCTACCACTCCTCTTTGGACCATTAACCTTATCAGAAATAGACCCATCAACTTTTATGTATATCACTTTTTGTGTGCGTATATGCATAGGCATGATTATTTGTAATTCTTTAAATGTAGGACAATCATTAGGAATAGAATATATTATCCCATCATATGGAATTGTTATTATTGTATCTCTATACTTGAACGCAAAATTATATCCAACTCTATTTCTTACATACATTTTAAACCTCAATTTGTTCATATTAAATTCAATATATCTAAAACTATTTATATAAATTAACTATAAATAAAAAAGGGAAGAACCTAAGTTCTTCCCTTAACATTATATATTTAAATATAATTTATGTATTACAATGCACCTGGAATCAACGCAGCTACATTAACGAAAGGTATTAATCTATAATAACGACCAGCACCAAGTAATGAGTCAGTAATAGCATAACGAGACATTACACCAACTCTTGGAGAGAAATCGTCTGGAGAAATTGCTCTATTCTGAAGACCCATGATATATGGAGAATAGATAACACCTGAATCAGATACACCTGGTCCTTTATACCCTACAAGAGCATAATCAGAAGTAGCATATTGATCACGATACACATCAAGTGTTCCGTTAAGTTTACCAATAGCAGCCATAGTTGTGCCTGGATTAACATTTTGTTCATAATTAACAAATTGATGTCCAGCAGCCTGAAGTGCTGTAGCAATAGCAGGTGATACAATAACAAAATTACCTGGTCCTCTACGAGTGCTGATTGCAATTTGATTAGCTTGGTAAATGATAGCTGAGATAACACTCATAAATCTTTCACCATTCCAACGTCCAAAAGCATCACTCGAATTTGCAAGGTCAAGAGCAGGAATAATTCTTCCACCCTTAGTTTCATCTGTCGCAGTCATTTTAAGACGTGTTAAAAGCTCACGGTCTAGTTCAGCAGTAATTTCATACTGAAGTACATTAACCATTTCACGCTCGATATCGATACCGTGCATAGCTTTAATATCTTGAGCTGCTTCTAGAGAGAAAGATGCTGCGAGTTTACGAGTAAGTGCCTCAATAGGTACTTGGTCGATACGAAGACCTAATTGTCTCCACTCATCTTCATCACAACCAGTGATACAACCAGTGCGTGAATCTGCAATTTGAAGTTTATCACCAGCAGATGCTAAGATACCGTTAGATTCTACACCAGAAACACCTGAAAGAGGGACAATATTACCGTCAGCGTCTTTACCACTAAGTGCATATGGATCTGTTGGGTTGAACGGACTTCCTTCTGGTAATCCATCAGTTCCGCCACCAGAATAACGTGAATACTCAGGAACTGAATCCCATGCAGCTTCACCTGAACCAGTAGGACCACTTCCATCAGATTTATAAGTAAAACGAAGTGCATACGCAAGACCTACAGGTGTAGACATTGCTTGAACACCCACAACTTTATTAGCAAATAGATCTGGGAAAGTACGACGTTGTAGAGCAAGAGCTACAGGACGGAATTTCCAGTCTCCACCTTGCCAGTTTGAATTTGGTCCACCTATATCACCAGGCGTAAATGCTCCGTCTAGTGCAGCAGTATTTGTTGCACCATCTGATTCTGCAAGGAACAGATCTCTTCCTTGGAAATCTTTTTTCTCTTGGTTTTCAAGAAGTTGTGCTAAGTTTTCTTTAACACCATAATCTTCTATATTTTTAATGCTCATTGGTCCTTTCATTGCTGACCACTTTTGCACCAATCTTTCTTTGTAATTAGACATACCTAAGTCCTCCTAATATATAATATTCATTTTACGCTAAATATTTGTTAGCATAATCACTTAATGTTGGAATAGTCTGTTCATCAAGTGATTTGTCTGCAACAGGTTTTTTCTGAGATTTAACAGAAGCACCTTCATTAACAGATTGAACTTTATCTTGAACAGATTTTTTACGTTCTACTACTACTTTTTTCTTCGATGGTCTAGTTGATTCTTTAATCAAATCAAGATAGTTATCGATATTCTTTTCTACATCATCAAAAGACTTTTCTCTAAACATCTCGATAACTCGTTGTTTATCAGATTTTTTGAGACCATTAGTTTTTTCTGAAATTAAAAGATAAATAGCACTTTGTTCTAGTTGAGATTCTAGTTTCATACCCTTTTCGATAGAACCTGACATTTCTTCTTTTAGCGATTCGACTTCGGCAGTAAGTTTGTCGATAGTTGAATTAGCATTAGAATCAAGTTTCAGATGATTAGAACTAAATACAGATTTAATTCCTTCAACCACAGGAGCAAGAGTTTCGTTGATTGCTATTTTTTCAAGCATTTCATCGGAAATCTGTTCTGAAATTACGTGGTCTAGAAATGAATCTAACTTAGTAACAATCTTTTCTTCTAAAAGAGAAAGTTTAGAGTCATAACTCTCAACGAGTTGTGCCTTTTCATCAGTTAGCTTTTCAGAAATAACTTTGGATACATATTCTTCAGCAACAGTGTCATATTTCTTAGTAAGCTCTTCTTCTTTAAGTTGAACTAGACTAGAAAGTTGTTCGTCAACACGATCTTGGATCATATTTTCGACTGCACTTTCAAATACTTTTAAGTCTTCTGGTGTCAAAAGCTCCCTAATTTTTTGGGTAATTTTTTTTGACATGGACTTTCCTCCTAAATTGTATTCTTGTAATTATTTATATTACTTTCTATTTCAATGATATTATTATCAAATCTTGTAAAAAATAATAAGTCACATCACGTTTCAAATCAATTACAAAAGTATTTATATATTTTTTCTAATTAATTTTTTAAACGTGAATACTTTTTAAAAATTCATCAAGATATGATAAAACATTACTTGAAAATTCTTCTTTATTAAAACGTGGTTTATAATTATTATCCACACGCTGTTTTAGTTTAGCAACAGCCGCTTCAACAATATCACCACTACCATCAATTATGTAATCTCTATTTTCTAGGACCCCTTCAACAAACGCAGAAGGAGCAGAAGGATCAGCGACAATATCCACAGTTATCAACTTATAATCGTCTTTAACCATATCACCGTCAAGAGAACCAACTCCACGAGTAGACATACCTAATTGAATTCCGTCATCAACCAATGCTTTGGCTATTTTACCCATAGGAGTATTTAATAGTTTAGCGACACCATAACCTACATTACCATCCATTGCTAATGAAGTAATAACGTGGGAAATTCTATCTAGGTTGATAGTAGGCTCTGGTGGATGATCTAACTCACCAACAGACCTATGAGTTTTTATTTTATTTTCTGCAAAATCTTTAACTTCTCTATCGAGAGTTTCTTGCATATATTTTCTACCATTACGATTTTTAACGTTAGCTTCCAGAAACGGACCTTTTAAAAAGTAATTTTTTTCATCACTACCCTCTACTGCTTCTGAAACCACTTCAATATTGTCGAATGATACGAATTCACGAAGTAATTTCATGACCAACCTACCTTAATCGTTTAGTTCATCATTAATGACATCTGAATCAAGTACACCTTCATTCATACTATCAATAATGATTTTCTTTTTTTGTTCTATTCTTTCTTTGATTTTAGCAGCGGCACGTTGTTCGACAAATTTTGTCATTTCACGCCAGTCAGAATCTAAAACCATTTGGATTACAGATTTCATTTTTATCTCCTGTATAGTTAAATAAATAACGTTCTTATTATTATTTATATTTTTTAATTAATTTATACTTCAGCGTCGAATGAACCTTCTTCACCGCCAGTTTCGGCACCGAACTCTTCACCGCCTCCAGCTTCGCCACCAAACTCTTCACCGCCTCCAGCTTCGCCACCGAAACCTTCTTCGCCTCCACCAAATTCTCCACCACCTCCAGCACCAAACTCGTCTCCGCCTTCTTCTTCACCACCGAAGCCAGCATCAAGTCCAGCCATCTTAGCAGCTTCTTTTTCTCTAGTGACTAATTTGTCATTCTCTTCATATTCCTCTTCACTCATAAGGAACCAATTTTTAAGAACAAATTCCATTGAGAATGGAGCATTTTCATTTTCTTGTGGTTTGTATATATAAGTTTCAATAGCACCAAGAATACCAAATCTAGATTCAAGTAATTCAAGTTCTTTATACTGTCTCCATAAATTAGATTGAGTATATTTAATATGATATAATGACTCATCAATATATGTGTCATCAAACCCCTGAAGTCGTAATAGAGTTAAAAATGAATCCATAAATAGTTTAGTGAATTTTTTCTGTAGTCTTTCAACAAATCGTGAGAATTTTATTTCTTCTCTAGCAATCTCACCACTTTTACCAGTTGTGTAAGATGACGATGCTTCATCACCATTACCACCCCATCTAGAACTAGGAAGTTTTAATGTCTGGTGTAATTTTTTCTCAAAGAAATACACATCAGCCATTTCTCCTAGATTTTGTCCACCAGCGAGAGTTTCAACTGTAGTTCCTTCACCATTTTCATTTCTAGCAAACCAAAAATCCTCGGTCATTGCTTGGAAATTTTGTGACGAATCCATAGCACCTGTTGATGAATCGTAATGAATTTTCTTACGATACCGTTGCACGATACCACGTATATATTGTTCTGCTTTACCTTTTGGCATACGACCAACAGCAATATTCCAAATACGACGTTCAGGTGCTCTAACTATACGATACACAACAACAGCATCCTCTAAATACTTAAGTTGATTATATACACGAATACTTGCCTCTAAAAATCCAGTAACATCTAAAGGATTACGTCCTGTTTTTTGATAAGGAACATAAACAATTTGATCTTTGTCGAATCTAACTTCATCAGGTAATCCTGCGTCATGTCCACCATCAGTATCACCACTTCCAGCAGCGTATTGTTGAGATTGTGACCCGTCATTAGTACTAACGACACCCACACCCATATTAGCACCACCATAAGTTAGTTGAGTATTTTGAACATAACCACTAACCTGCGAATTGATATATACAGGAGACATTGTTTGTGGGGGCAACATTTTAAAATCTATGATTGTGTCGCCTTCATCATTAAGAATCAATTCTAAATATATTTCACTATCGATTAGCCATCTACGAAACATATCCCATGCGGTATCATTAACAACAAATACTTCATTGATTAAATAATCCCAATAATCTCTAAGTTGCTCTTCTATATATTCTGGAAGTTCTTCTTTAATATTGAGAGTCATAATACGACCATCAGAATCTTCACACATAGCTTCATCACAAATAATATCAATAGCATCATTAATATCTGGATAATAAGACATTTCTCTATATTTAAAAATTCGATCATATTTTTGTCTAAAAAATTGTTCGAATTGGATATTAATAGATGCCATACCATAATATCCATTACTATCATATTCTGAATATGGATATCTACCGAATTCTATTTCTTCTTGAGAAAAACCTTTACTATTCTCAAATGCTTCAGCAGTTTCGTGTGTATGTTCATCATTAAGTCTTCCAAATCTAAAAAATTTAGCAAATGGATTTTCTTTACCGAAAATTGGAATATTCACAATATCTCCTTCATAAAGTAGTAATCAATATTTCCACTACTATTTATATATTCTAACACTCTTCCATTTGTAGAACCTAACCATCCATTAATGATTATAGATTCGTTAGTTTTTATGGAATGTATTCCGTGTTTTACACCTGGTACATATATTCGTGTGTGGCAATTAGGACACACATATATTTTATTATATTCTTTATCAGATCCGTTTAATGTTTTAGGAACTATATGATGACGATGAATTTGACTTCGATGTTCACACACATAATCGCATCCTGGAAATTCGCATTTATACATTAATTAAAATCACTCGCATCATAGTCACCATCATTATCAGAATCTGGATCGAATGCTTTATTGATGTATGATAAAATTTTATCTCTTTTATTTTTCTTTTTCTTTCGTTTTCCAGAAAAACGAGATGTAGTATCGCCTATTTTACTATAATGTTTCCATCCACCATAATCTCCACCAGAAGATGCGTCTAAGGATCCGATAGTAATAGCAGCATCCGCTTCTTCAGTTTCCAGGTCAGTTTGGTTGTCTGTAGTATTAAACTCATCTTCTGTATTGGATTCTTTATCTAATCCTGCTTTAATTCTGAGTTTATTAATATCATCATCTATTTTTTTGATTTGATCATTCAAGTTATCGATATCATCCTGTATCTTATCAATATCTTCTTGTTTTTTATCAACTTGATCTTGAATGTTTTGTTTTCTAGATGCTAGATTAGCCAACATCATATTAGTACGTCTATCGTCCATTTATTCCACCAGCCTTTATTAATACTTTAGCTATAGAATTCACAACCTCATTAAATAATCTATCTTTATCATCTACAGATTTATTTATTGTGTATTCTAAAAATAAGTTTACAAACTCACGTGAATTTGTAAAATTTTCTTTAATATCTTCTACTAACTCTTCTTTACTATCAAATCTATTTAAATATTCGTGATATCTACTCATAAGACCTCCAATATTATCGTCTAGTGATAAGTACTTTAGCAACTCGTTTCTCGATATTATCCATAAATTTAATTTTTTCTTTTAAAATAATATCTCTAACCTTCTCAACAACTTTGCGTATTTCATCGTCATTTCCAGTTTTCATTATTTTTTTGAGTTCTTTACTTAATACACCTTTTAATTTACTCTGATTAGGAAAAGATTTATCTATTTCATGTTCGAGGTAATCAACTAATCTACGACAAAAATCTTCATCTATAAATTCTTTACCATTATTAAAATTAGAGTCCGTGGTGATAGTCTTATCATCCTTCTCAGATTTTTTCAATGTATTATTATTGATATCTAGTCTTCTTTTTTTATTGACTAACATACCTTTAATATCTGAATACAAATCTTCATATAATGATTCTTGTGATTGTTTCATCTATACCCTCGTTTTAATTTATATCATTTGAATTATTTATATTAATTATTAAATGGCTCCTGATACACAATCAGGAGCCATTAATTTAACACTATGTATTATGGTTATTATACAGCAGCGTGAAGAGATGCCATAGTAGCAATACCGTTAGCAACTCTTTCAATAACAATACCTGCACCACCACTAGCATTTTGAATAGATGTATCTTGAGTGATTTTCTCTTGAATACGAATCTTAACACTAGAACCATGAGGGATTCTGTAAGTGATCATACGACCAGCAGATACATTACCTTCATCACCAGCAAGAATAAAGTCTACATTACCAGATTGAACAATATCCACCCAACCAGCACCATCAACATTTTCTTGAAGTTTAACATTATATGCAACATTAACTGATTGATCAAATTCAATACCAGATTCGTACCAAATTTTGTATACACCAAAACCAAGTTCATATGTTGATTCAATTGGATCAAATACAGCAAATCCACCAAGAGTGTTATTTCTTTCTGTATCTAATGCTCTAGTATACCAAGTAGCACCATTAACAACAGCAGTAGTTCCTGTTGTGTCGATAGCTTCAGC